GTACCAGCTTCGTATTTGATAACCATTTTATGTAATTTTGTATATTTATCCTTAAGCGAATTATACTCATCGATAAAGCCTTCTTTCCAATCTTTCATTTTTCTATTCCTTTCTTTATACCTTCAATTATTCCGCTGATTACGGCCATAATAATAAATATTAACAACAAAAATACCAACCACCCAAAGGCGATTGATACCCAATCCCATATAAACATGTCTTTACTCCTTTCTAATCATCATTTTTGAGGCTTAGCATTCTTGTCCACCCATTCTTTGAAAGCATCAAAAGTATTCATGTTTTTAAGAGACAAATATTTTTCAACTTCTTCAATAGCTTTATCGACCGATTTGTCGTCAAAACAATAGCCATTACCCGATAAATCAAAGATTTTATTTCGTGTTTTCTTATCAACAATCCACAAATGTTTTCCGGTCCAAGCACTCTGTGGATCATAACATTCCTTCGATTGTATCTCAAGTCCGTTATCTTCAATCAATTCTATCAATTTTTTGTATTTGTTCATCAAAATTCCCTTTCTGGTCTGGGCACAAAAAAAGCACTTAGAATTTCTAAATGCTTTCTTTTTTTGTCAATTCGATTATTCCCTCCAAACTTGGATTTGTTTTCCAAATTCTTGTCCATGACCTCATTTTTACCAAACTCCCTAAATAGATGCCGTTTATCTTTGGCATATTTGGAGAAAGTTTATATTTTTCTCTAATTTCGTCTTTGTGATCCATTATGTACTGATTGCGAGGAAGGCAACAAAAGATACCCTCACCAAAATAACTCAAATCTTCATCAGATATTTCAATAAGTTCTTCAGGTTTTACATAAATCGCTCGATTGACTCTATCTTTTCCGTTAGAAAAAACCTTATCTATAAAATCTTTATCAAACCCCATCTTCTAACACCTCCAAACCATAAATTATCATTCCGTTTTCATCTTCTGTTTTTGAGATGATATTATACTTCAAATTTGGTTTCATCAAATATTCTTTTTCAGGATTAAAATCCGCTAACTCAGCTATATACGCTCCTGTTTTTTGACCTTTTCTAACAGTAACTTCAAATAGGATATCTGCACCTTCGCCATCTATCGCAAACTCTTTTGCATAGTTCTTGTCTAAACTAAATGAAGTGAAAGTTTTATCTAATTTAATGGATTGACCAACTTCAAAATCTAGATACCCCAAGTCTTGGCCGAGTGCAGAGATAGATCCACTTCCACGATACGCCTTAAAGCTTTTTTCAGGAGCAAATTTTGAAATGGCTTTTTCTAGGATTGGGATATTAGATTCTGTATCTTTTACAATATCCAAAGCAAAAGGTAAATCGGCTACATCTCCATCGTTTTCGAACCAGAATTTTTCACGAATTTTTAAAGCTTCATCAAGTCCATAACGTTTTATATTGTTGAAATTATGATAGTTTTCTGTTGTATAAGAATGAATAACGCTTCTTTCGTCATCTGTAAGCTCATTATACCACTTCTGATAAGATTTTTGTTTCTTAAAGAAATCATCTATTTCATTTGGTTTATCAGCTACAAAAATCTTGTCATCCACTTCTGGTTTAGATTCCTTAACGACGTCCACACCATCCACATACTTGCTATACCACTCTTTATAAGTCATATCAGCAGGTACTAGCTCGGTCTTACCTGTTTCAGGATTCCTTGCTCTACGCTTCAGCTTGCTGTAGTCTGCATCCTCGTCGTATGCGACAGTAGTAGATCTACACCAAGGGTGCATAGGCGGACAATTGACGCCAGGGACAGCCTTGTCCCTGTCATAGACCTGATTGTCATGCTCCTGACAAATACGTGATGTACGCTTGTCTAAGACGGCCACAAAGATGTACTTCTCTATGTCTGCTTCTTCATAGCTGAGTAGTTCCATTTGATTATGAAAGAAGGCTGATTCTGTCCGAACCAAACGCCTTGCATCATTCTGACCTACATTGAACCGATCAGCAATTGCTTGTGCAGTTTCTCGTGTGTCTCGGCCAGTCATAAGGCTTATGAGTAGTTCATCTTTTATGCTTGAAGCAAGCTTTCCTGTATTCTTCCAGATGTTTGTTGAGTAGGTACTTCCGTCACCTACCCAACTAAAAGACTGTAGATGTTTTATCTCGCTCTCAGGAAGCCCAGAAAAGCCGTATGCCAGCCCTGTCTGCTGTTGTAGGTCAAAGGTAGCCTTATAGTAGCTATCCTTCATCAAGTCGCTATAAAAGGCATCTGAGCCTGTCTTTTCTGAATGATAGATAGATTCACGCATACGGTCTAAATCATCACTCAAACGCTCCAGGCGCTTCATACGAAAAGAATAAGCTGGACTATCTAAATCAGCCAGTAGCCTTTGGATATTCGGGTCATTCGGTCTTGCTTCAAGCACCTTACGAAGTTCATTCAGGTCTTTCTTATCTTTCATGTTCTTCAAGACTTGTCTAGCGTCCACCTGACTTAAGCCATAATCCCGTTGGAACTTATCAAAAATCTTATTGATTTCCTTATCCAAGTAAGTCTTAGCTTCCTGATAGACCTTATCGAACTTGTCTGCCTGCTTTTCGGCCTTGTCCATCTGCTGGTAAATCAGATTGGCTTTCCTCTTCGCCCAATACTCCTGATTCTTCATCCTCTACCTCGTCTTCGGGTTTTGTGTTGTCTTGGTTGAACATCGGCATGTCTTCCATGTTCTTCTTTTTCTCTTCTTCCAAGGCTTCCAATTCAGCGTCTGGGTCTTCTACAAACGGCAAGAGTGAGATAAGTTGTCTATTCGTTACTTTACCTTCAAGATTGTTGATGATTTGAGATAACTCTAGCAAGTTCTTAGGCAAACCACGGCTGAACTGTGGAACGATTGAATGAGACTCTAAAGCAATCTGCTTCATACCCAAGTAATGAGCAAAGATAGCAATCCTCTGGCGCAATCCACGCTTGTAGTTCGCTTCCTTGGTCTTAGTAATCATCTCAAGGCCCATCAGCTTGAATTCCATAGCTACGCCCGAAGTATTCCCTGCGAAATTCTCATCAGTCAAGTTAGGAACATGGCTGAATGTGTAGATATCCTCTTTAAGAGCTGTGCGTAAGATTTCCGTAGCACTTTCGTCCAGCGTGTTCTTCAAGAACTCAGCCCTTGCACTATCGCCTGGTAATTCCAAAAGACCTTCTTCAGAAAGAATCTTCATCGCTACCTTGGCATCTTCTGGCGTGTCTGCTAACTGCGTACCATATAAGACAAGGATAGACTCTACTGCCTGTTCCTTGTCATTTACACGGTTACCCATCAAAGAATTATAGGCATCAATCAAGCTAATCTGTTGCTCGTAGTCGCCAATCGCAAAGTGGTTGTTGCGATATTCGATAATTGGTATTTGACCAAGATTATGTTCTTCTACTTCCTCATTCTGTGTTGTTCCTGAATCTGTACTTCTCAGCACCATGTGATAATGCAGATTCTTAGTAAAGACCTCTGCCTGGTACTTAGTAGTATCTTTCGTATCGTCTTTAACTTGATAGTAGTAAACCGCAAACAAAGGCTTCCGCTCAATGCTATCATCATAGACCATGAAAGTATTCTCTGGATCAATACTAGTTGAGTCCAACTCAGTCAATCCCTCTTTGGCATAGATATATTCATAAGCACGACCATAGATAGCCATGTTCAAAGCATTCTGCGCATCTACTTGGTCAATCTCAGCACCGTCAAAGGCTGTAAGTAGTTCATCGATATCACCTTCAGCAGTGTTATTGTACTTGATAGGATTGCCCATAAAATAGCCCGTAGCCGTATCTGCGATATCCTTTGCATGATTGGCTACCGTCTTATAATTAGGTGCGTTCTCGTTGCGTCTCTTGTGATTTAAGATAGCATGCTCACCCAAGTAGTAGCTTTTAAGCTTCTTCAAATGTGAACCTTCAGTGCTATGCTTCGTTATCAATTTGTAAATCAGGTCTTTCTTCAAAGAACCTTCATCATATCCATCTCGTGGATAGGTTAAATATTGGTACATGTCTTTCCTCTCTATAGACCATAATCAGAACGTCTGCGGACGGTTGCTTTACCACCCTCAATACATTGAAGGCTATAACGTAGTGCATCCATTAAGTGGTTATTCTTATCTTCTGGCTTGTTCAACCAATTACCTTCTTTGTCACGCTGGTAGCAGTAACTATAAAATTCATCCATGATATGTTCACAACTCGGATGTACATAAATAGCGTATCCTTGTAATTTGGACACGCCTGCCATGATACTATCCTTACCTTTCCGACTCTCTTTAATTCGAGATATACCGTGTTCCGACCTTAATTCTTCAATCAACCGAGACTCTGCACTATCTGCGATAATTTGCGAACGATGATAACCTTTATCCTTTATCATCTTAGCGACTTCTTTGGTTATGAGACCGACTTTGTACGCTTCATCGAAGATATGTATCTCTTTTGTTGTGTCGTTTATCAACGAACAACACAAAGCGGTTGGATCGTGAGTAAAACCGAAGTCAAGACCGATACATAATTTATTAGCTGAATCTCGTAGTAATTCATTCTTATCGAAATCCTTGACAGTCACGTTTTCATAGATTAAACCTTCAGCAACTCCCCATTCGCCATCACATACGATTCTAGCCCGTCTTGGATTCGTGTGATACAAATCTTCATAACGCTTGATATCGACTTCATCCAGCCACTCATTGCATTTATAAGTAGTCGTAGTAGCAAATGTGTCAGCTCGTCTCGTATCTTCATCAAAGAAGACACGCTTGAGCCAGTGCCTTTCATTCCACGGGTTAAATGTGACTGTGATTTGTTTAAAGAAATCAGGTACGTCTAAGCTACCACGGATTGACTCAACAACCGTACTGAACTTGTCTTCAGTCTCAATTTGGTACGCTTCCTCAAACCAGGCCCAGCAAAGGCTACCAACATCGACCGTGATAGATGTGATTTTAAGTTCATCATCCAGACCACGGAACAGAATCTTTTGACCTGTCTTTTTTACAGTTATTTCAGGTAAGGACTCATTAAATTTAAACTTATGAGCGACTTTCAGTTGGTTAGCTGCCCACTTAAAGTCCGTATAAGTTGATTGCTTATTTGTATTTGAGTATCTACGAATGACAAGCAAGTTAGCCCAGGGATATTTCAAAAGACGGATAACGTAATTTAAAGCGGTTGTCTTGGACTTCTTCGAACCACGGGAACCTTTGACTACACGATAAAGATGCCTTGAACGCCAGAACTGTCCGTACCCAGCGCCTATTGTCTTAGGTAGGTCAACAACAATATCATTCTGTTTAATCTGGTATGTCTGACTCATTCGCAAACACCACCGTTCCAGAAACGTCAGCCTCTACCTTGTCTGTCCAAAGCCTATGCCGTTTACCAAGAAGTTCAGCCGCCTTGATTCTATCTTTAGCTCCGACATCTATATCCGTAATCGTTTGACCTAACTCTCCGATGCTTATCAAGGTCTGCTCTTGCGTCTCTCCTCGCATGACCGAAGTTAGGTAAGTAAGCACCTCTTCCTGTGTTGCAATCTTCTCAGACGCAAGCTGAGCCAATCTTTCGTCTATGTATTTCTTAATTTCAAGTTTTTTCAAGTTCTGCTCACCTATCTGGCCGGCCGACCTCTTAGCATAGCCAGCTTTGATAGCAGCATCCGTCGCATTCCCGCTGATGATGTACTCATCAGCAAATCTCTGTTGTTTTAACGTTAGTTTAGCGATTTTCCATCACCTCCATTCACAAAAACAAAAAGCCACTCGATGAGTGACTCAGTGCAAGTAGACTACAAACTTGCGGTGTTAATTAGAAATCTATTTTGAAATACTTTCTTTTTTTATTTTGTGTAGTCTTTACAACCTCTGAGGGAATCAAACCCTCTAGCTTATAACTTATCCGGAATATAATTAGCTACGCAATCATGCAAGGTCCAGTCGCTCCGCAACCATTTGTAAGTTAATGAGTGATATATGAATGCTAAGCCTACTGCCTAACCCATTATGGGACACAAAACACTCAAAGGAGAGTGTGGGATTTGAACCCACGGACCGCACATAGGCGACCACCCGTCTAGCAAACGGGGGCATTCAACCTGACTCTGCCAACTCTCCATGTCAGGGAAGGCTTACTGCCTTACCCTTATTTCTTGATGATACTATAATAGCACGATTGTTAGACCAGTGCGCTTCAACCTAGTTCACATTAGTTCGCATTAGTTCGCTTTTATCAACTACAACACCCAATTCACGGATTGCATCTTTCTTCTTTTTGTAGAAAGTAGTCTTGCTGCATTGTAAAAATTCAATCATATCATACACGCTTGCTTTCTGAATATAAACCATCCTTAAAATTGTTCGACTTGCAGGCTTAGGCATTTTATCAATCAATTTACTGAGCTCAATTCTGCGCTGGATAGCTTCAGCAGTTGCTTGCTTCATGTACTCTTTCAAGGAATCTTGCATGTTAAAAATATCGATGTAACGTTCATCTAATCGAACCTTCTGACCACCTTGTACCTTATCCATGCTCATTTTAGGGCTAGAAAGTAAACTAGCTTCAAGATTAGCAAGTTCGTCTATTCGATTCTGTATCTCTTCATCCAAATTCTGTAGTTCATCAAGTAACTCTTTAGCCTTGTTCACTCTCTATCTCCTTTTGTGGTATAATAATCTTAATAGGAATTTAGCTGAGGCAGAGAGTGTCTTGGCTTTTTTAATGTGCAAATTCGCTGACCAGGTCACGGATAAAGAACTTCCAGTCGGATTCTCTAAACGTCAAGAAACGTTCTGTAGTAAAATTTCTAAGTCTTTTATGGAAAAGCATCTTTAGCTGGATTGACTCACCGACACTCAGTAAAATACCGGGAAAGCGATGTACTGAATGCACTCTATTTCCATACCCAGAAATATCTAAATGTATTATCGTTTCTGGATATATGTGCCCCATACTAGCTTCCACTCCGAGCTCAACCTTAACTTCTTCTACAATTGGAATCTCGTTAAAAATTGGTCGTGCAGAAAATATTGGCGACGGCGTTTCTTGTTTTTTTCTTTTTCCTGAATACGGATATTTTTTAGGTTTCATCTTTCTACCTCAATTCCTCCCGTAATGTTTACTTGCCCCGTGCAAGTAATAAGTTCCATCTTTGCGCTTGTTCACGTAATACGTGTACTGCCCATCTGGACTAGCGTAAGAAATCTGCTTCTCTCCTGCCCAACAGCCATTGTCTTGCATCATATGGCAATTTCCCATAACCCATTCTACGTCAGGCATCTAATAACTCCTTATTTTCGTAGATATTCCCCACAACCACACAATCAGCATGTCGTAACCACAATTCACATCCGTGCTGTTTAGATTCAAGACGATACGCTCCACCGTAATGCCTTACAACCTCGTAATAAGTGGGTTCAGAATAGACATCCTTAGACATTTTAACTATGTCGCCTTCAAAGATAATCTTGCCATCCCTATCAACCATATCTGTTGATTGCATGAGGATAACGTCTTTAAAATCAAAACAATCGCTTTCGCATATTCCACCCCAGCATAGGTCTATTTCATTTATATAAAATCGAATCGACTCTATATAATCAGCAAAACAATTTTCTGTTTTTATCCACGCTCTAAATTTTGGTGTCATAATCTCACCTCATCTCCAATCCTCAAAGATTCGTAGCTTGTTTGCGTAACTACGAAAATTCCGTAGTTCTGTACTGTGATTGTGTGCATGTCGCCAATTTTCTCCTTGTGAACAACCTTGCCTTTGATTTCTGCGCCTTGATTATCAGCTTTATAGACGATAATTGGGCGCTTTTCTTCTAGTTTTTTTATGTGGATACTCTGCCAAATGTTCAATCCAGCAGACAATAATATCCAGATCGCGATAAATCTTTTCAATCTGTTACCTCCTTTTCTACAGTAATCGTAAATTCACGGTCATTTATGTTTAAAGGTAGAACTGCCCCTGTTTTTGAATCGTCTTTTAGCAAATCCAATACAATTTCTAAAACTTGCTTACCTAAAATCAATTGTGTCTCTAAAATATTTTGCATATCTTCCATCACTCCACCTCCTCGATTTTAGCAAATAAAATCTTATCAGGATTAAGCAACACAATCTCACTACCAATATTGATTTCAAGAAGCCGCTTGTTTTCAAAACGAAATTTTAATTCATTGATAAAATCCTTTTTATCTGTTTTGAATTCTATTTGCTCGCCTCTAGTTCCAACGATAAACGTTATTTTCTGCATCACTCAACCTCCTCAATCTCAATACCCTCACAAGAGAACACCCAGCCGAATCCAGCTTCTTCTAGTTCTTTGCGGGTGTGGTGCAAGCGAAATTCTTCGCACTCTTCGAAATTGCTTAGCATCCACGTATGGCCAA